GCTTCCCATGTACTCGACCTCAAACCAGTCTTCGGTTGGCTTCTCGCGCCATGCCTGGATGATGTTCTCAATGTTCACCCAGCCCTCAGGGTCACCGGTGCGACCAGTAGCGTATGATTTCAACTTCTCAATGCCTGCAATATCGCTTACCTTTGTGCCATCCTGCAGTCTGCCATTCTCCCAGTAGTCAAATGCAAATTCCTTGGTCACGTCAAAGATATCCCACTGAATGCGTAAATAGCCACGCTGTTGCGCGTTATCCCATGTTTCCTGGAATACGCCAAATATCTTATGGAAAGTGCTTGCCATGACTACTAGGGGTTTCTGTGATGAGTCCACCATAGGCAAAGCGGAGTGAACCAGTTCGTCGCTGGTTTCGCATGTCTCGTCTGAAATTAACGTATCCGGGTGCTTACCTCGAACCTGCTTACTCGAAGCGGTCACTGATGAAAAGTAGTTGCCAGCAACGCCGGTCGTCATGATAGCCTTAGGCTTTCCCTTGATATCAACAAGGATTGACTCATCGATATCGCAATAGTCTTTGAAGTAGTTATAGACTATCGTTGCTTGCACTGCTGATCCTGCCATGTTGACAACCTTGCGTCGTCTGAGATACCAATCGTCGAAGCCGAATGTCCCGAGCAGTTTCGATTTCCCACCCCCTCGCGGAGCTTTGATGATGATACGCGGATACTTTCCGCTCCATATTTTTGCATAGGCACTTTTGATTACTGCTGGAAACTTCATCGGCTCGTTCGCCTTGTAAGTGTTGTGCATCGATATCGGCTTCGTCAGATAGAGATCCCTCAGGTTCTTCTGCGCTATCGGTTGCGCCTGCTTCAACATAGCGAAGATCTGCAGGTATTTCTCCCCGCTCGATTTCAGAAGCTGTGATTGCTGCTCGGTCGATGATTTCTCTAATGTATCCATAGTATTTGTCCTGCTCCTCAGGCGTGAAGCCTTGTATTAAAAATCGTAGGTCATTAACTGTTAATTCTACTCTCGTGGTCTGAACGTTTTCGGTGCGTTCGCTGAATCCCTCGAACACCTGCATCCATAGTTTCTGACTCTTATCATTTCCCCTGATTGCAGATTTGTAGATTGCTTCAATGACCTCTTGGCTTTTTTCGAATGCCCATTTGTCTCGCAGGTCTCGCACTCTCGGCTTGAACTCAGGTCTGTCTTTCCACCGGGTGAGTGTCTTCCTGTTGATACCATGACCATCAGCGAACTGTTCCATGGTTTCCATCTGCATTACTTTCTTTTGAGCAGTTGGCATTGCGTACCACAGAATGAACTCATCGAATGTGCCTGAGTGTTTCAAATCCCTATTAGGTGGCTTAGTTGTGACGATGGGAGACATTGATAATTAAAATAATGCTTTTATGATTAGAAGTATATCACTATCTTTGTCAATGTCGCAGGAGACATTTCTAAATGCGACATCATTCTATATCGTGATGGTACTTGCGCGCCTTTCTTTCCCTTATTCTCCTCTCATCCCTCCGGTACGCTTTCTCCGCTTCCACTACATCTCTCTGCGCTAGGGAACTGGTCAGATGCCATCCCCTGCAGTGATTACATTCATATCCCCTGAGCCTCATGCCAGTGGTCTTCATACGCACTGAAACAGCTATCTTTATCCTGTTTCGGGAATAAACGGTCTTGCCGGTGACTTCGCAGGTTTTGATGGTCATGACCCCTCCATCCTGTTTATATACTTTTTTCGTTTCCATATAGGCTTGAAAGCCCTCCCCTCTCGACTCTATCACTCCCCTACCCTACCGAATGTATAGATATTACGGTAAAAATGAGTAGATACTGCGGTAGGGGAGTGGGGGACTGCTGTTTGTTAATTCTTATATTTGTTGGCTGAGTGGGTCGGGTTGGCGAGGATCTCCTCCACTCGCTCCCGACCGATCTTGAAGTCGCATTGGCTGTTGGTGCAGGCGAGAAGCGTGCCGGTCTTGGTCTTTGGTGTCAGCGGATGGTTGCACAGCACGCAGTTGTTCAGGTGCAGGTTCTGCCAAAAGTGCGGTACGATCTTGCGATTCGTGTTGCAGCGGTTTTTCTTGATGGCTTCCATCCTCTCATGCTCGATTTCAAATTTGCACATTGTGCATCGCACCATGGTCGTTCCCTTTTCCTCTAGTAGCGGAGCACTGCAGCAAGGACATTTAAATTCTGCGAGGTTTTGCCATTTCATTATCACTAAAGTGTATCACCACCTTGACACTTCCTGCTAGTGAATAATCAAATTTGAAACTTCCCTCGAGATATTTATCATTCTCGAACAGCGCATCTGCTATGCCTTTGAAGATATTGTCAGAGTCAGCATGTGCATGATCCTTGAAATAAATCTGCAGGTGCATCTCGCACCGCTGCTTTTGGTAATACCTAATCGGTTTACCGTCCTCGTGAATGTAGAGGAGATCCCTGAACTCTGAATTGCTTATCAATCCCTCATCCACGCAATGCGCGAGAAAGCATCCGCGGACGTATTGCTTCCATTCGTTGTATTTTCTGACTGCTGGCTTCCACTGCCCTTTCTGCGTGCTGCGTGTGTAGGGAATAGGATTGCCTTTTGGGTAGTCTTGGTTTCCTGGAATGGTGAATGTGATTGTTTTCATAAGATGATATCGCTTGTTATCTCGTTTCCCCATGCGTCCCAGCCATCGGCACGCTCTCGCGCGAACAGCTCTACTCGGGGAATGTCGCCCATCAATTCTACGATGCGTTTCCTGACCTCGTCAGGCTTCTTGCTGTGGCGTTCTATGGCACTCATGACGACTGAGTGCACCGATGCTGATATGCGGTGGGGTTTTCCGCGCGTGGCAAGCAGGCAGACTTCGGCATTCGCCCTCGTCCATCTGCCCATGCCCATGAATGGCGTGCCGGATTTCTTGTTGAGCTTTACCCAGGTGAACGCCACCGTTTTGTATTCGAATCCCCAGGCTTTTATGACCTCAAAGCATTCGTTCAGCTTCGGCATTGTTACCCACATAAAGAGCACACAATCAGTATCGGCTACCCCCCCCCCCGACGTTTAAGTTACAGAGGTCGGCAATCGTCATGACATCGTACTTGCAGCCAGCTCCTCTGTTTCCAGCGAGTGCCTTGTCCTTGTATGACCATGCCGGATCCGCGTATATAATTTTGTATTTTTTCATTTTCTCAGAGAAGTTAATATGAACACCGTTCCAATAAAAGGGAAGTAGACAGGGAAAAGCACCAATAGCCAGGACTGGTGTATTGTCCCGGCTATCTTTAGTGCAATGAGCACGATCTCTGCCAGTATGCACAGTACGATCATAATGACCATACTTTCTTATCGAGATCATGTATGGCTGCGCTTTCTTCCTTTGACTTGTCAGGAATGCCGAGCTTTGCTGCGTTCTCTTTGTAGAACTCCATCATCGCTGATCGATAGAGGAATATGCCTTTTTGTATGACTGCCTTTTCCTCGTCGGTCAGCTTCGCTGCTTTCCTTTTTGTCTCGGATATCGCAACCTTGATTTGCGCGTCAAGATATCCAGCCAGCCACTCTGAAACTGCCCAGCGAGCATCGTCATCAGCAACGATGGCGTTTCCTTTGAGCTTATCCTTGAGTATGTCGCTGATGGTGCCAGCCATCAGGAACATTCGCATAACCGGATCCTGATCGTTTTCCATAACTAGGCGATTTTTACTTCCTTGGCAAAGTGCTTGCGCTTGTACTGCTTGGTGCGAGTTTCGGCTACTGCTTTCGCATACTTACCGCTTTGGAATATCATCGGCATCTTGTGATCACCGAGCACCTGGATAACTGCGATACCGCGATTTGAGAATACCCCAAAGTATTTCTTCATTGTCGGCTTGCTTACTTTCTTTTTTGCTACTTTTTTATTTTTCATGATTGAAAAGATTAGTTAAATAATGGTTGAGCGACATGATGCAAAGGGCGACCCATCGCACCGATGAAAGTTAAGCTGGATAGCCCCAAGCATCATGCCACTATGTGATTATGCGAGCGTTACAGATCCCTCAGGTAATTCTTTCACCTGATCTTCGTGCAATTCAACTTGAGTACCAGCAGCGTGTGTTACGCCATCAACAGTGATGTCAGTTACGACATTATAGTTTTGAACAGCTGGAGCAGCATCTTGCTGTTCTTGCTGTTGCTGATCTGCAGTTGCAGTATCTACACCAGTAACTACTAAAGCGATAGAGCCATCAGCTACTCGTTCAGCAACCTGTTCAGGAGTCCATCCTGCTGTTGGAAGCATGATAGTGTCACCTGCTTTTTCAGTCCCAAAATCAACTAAGAATTTGTACTGTTGCTGAGCAGGCGCAGTTTCCTGCTGTTGCTCCTGTTCCTGTTGAGTGTTATCGGCAGTCGCAAGCTCGATAGTGCCTGCTTCCAATAATGCAGCAGTCTCGGGATCGGTAGGATCAAGCATGATTGCTGTTCCCTTTGGAGTCACATCTTCTGTGCCATTGAGGGTGACACCGCCATCAGCGATAACGATGTACTGAACCGTTGCAGGCTCTTTGGTACCCAGTGCTTCTGCAGCAACTGCCGGATCCATTTTAAGGGCATCTTCTGACCAGTACTTTTCGGTCAGTCCCTCTACGGTCAAGCCATCAAGAGCCTTGATAGCCTCAAGAATCTTGATCGCTTTGCCAAGCTCTACCTTGCGGAGCTCGAGGCGGTGCTTTACTGCGATCACAATAGGATTTCCCATTGCGTCAGATCCGTATTCCACAGACTGTTCAGGATCGGTCGCTTTCAATGCCATGTCAGTTTGCACGTCGATGGTGTTAGCGACTACCTTGCGGAGCCAGGTGTTCTTGTAGAACATCACCCAGTTGCCCACTGGATATTCCTGAGTACACATTTCTTGTAATGTAGGCAAAAATTGAAGATTTTCTTCCATATAGTTAAATTTAAATTATTTTGTTAATCCTTTACATCGTCTTGAATGAGCGACGTGTTGTTACTATCCCCCGGCTCGAACGTATCGAGGTTGGTAGGATCGCTTTGTACATGGGCGTATGACTTGGTCGGTCGTACTGTACCGCTGCCTGCGCCCACTCCGGTTGCTGTGAAGTCAATGCCGACGGTATTTGATGATGCGCCAACGAGCGTAAAATCAGTGGTGCCGAGGGTTTGAATCCTATAACTTGTGCCGATCACGAATGATCCGGCGATAAGAGTAAGTGGTTGTCCAATTTGATATCCCATTGCATTAAGTATATCACTTTTGCGCTTGCTTTTGCGCGGTTCGTCGCAATATCCCCAGGGTTCGCAGCTTCGCGCTGTACCCTGTCGAACATGCTTTGCACCGGCTCGATGCTTGGGCTCGTGGATTCCGCTTACATTCCTTGCAGAGTGCGATGTTCTCCACCATCTTTGTTTCGATGATATCGACTTTTGCGCCAGTCCGCTTTGTCTCATGGCGTATTCGCACGCCCTGCAGCCTAAATTTTTGCGTCATCGCGTTAACTCTCTGAGTACCGTTTTTAATGTCCACGCAGGGAAGCTCCGATCGAGATTGTCCATTGCCCATACGATCTTCGGCTTTTCGAATGCTGCAACCTTTGAGGCAAAGACGATCTGCTCATCGATGGCGAGCTTGACTTGCTCGTGGCTCGAAAAGTTCATCTTTTTTCTTTGGAAGTAAAATGCGAGTATTTTTCTTGATCGCATCTTATCGGTCGCCATATTGGTGAGATATTCTTCCCACACAAACGGTTCTTCCGGCTTCCCTGCACCTGATCGACCCTTTCCCCGAGGTGGAGATTTGTCAGGTATTGCAAGGAGGATATAGACGTTGGAAATGCCAGTCTTTCTTTCTACGCCGATAAATTCGAACGCTTCGAGCTTTGCCAGTGAGCGGATGATGGTGCTTCGACTCATGTGCAGTTCCTTTACGAGCGTATGGATAGCAGGGAATGATTCCTGTGTGTGATTGTTGGCGTGCGCTGCGAGACCACAGTACACCTTGTACATTTTCTCGTCGCAATCAGCATGATACAAAAGCGACTTGGTAGTCCATACCCAGTCTTGGTTCCGCTGATCTCGCACTTCAAAATGTTCTTCCATGAGATGATGACTCTTGCTAAAAATAATAATAGTTCTTTACTGCGGTAATTATACTATCACTGGCGCGCGAGTTGCAAGGAATGGCAACGAGGTCAGTTGGGGATAACCCTGTGGAGAGTATGAAAAAAAGTGCAGTACAGATTTATTCCGTACTACACTTTAATTCTTAGGCGTACACTTTCGAGATCAGGCTCGATCGGATACTTTCAAGTTTGCTGGTTCGAATAGCGAAATCACAACGGATATTCTCGTCATACGCATTGCGACATTCCAAAACCACTCCCTCGGCGTTCGCAGGGATTAGCTTGCCTCTGCACTTAGGGCATCGGCTGTAATGCAACATATTCCAATTCATTCTCTTGGTCATATACATATTATGACACATGAGTTGACAAAATCTTACATTTTCGGGGTAAGTAATCCTTGTTTTATATGAAAAACCCTTTATTTGCTTTCTAAAATCTGATCTACCTTTTCCAGCAATTCTTCCGTTTTTACAGTCAAATCATACATTGCGTCCGCGCGTTTCTCTGAATGGCGACTGTCGAGGTTCTGCCCAACCATGATGATTGAGAGCAGGACGAGCTGTATGAACGTCTGAGCAGTCCACGCGACCATTGTAGCCACACCGCCATGAATCGCTTCTGGGAGGCTTATAAGCGCGAGAATGGTAAATGCTATCGCGCACCACATGGTGCCCACTATCTTGGTGATAAACAGTGCTGCACGATCCAGCGCGGTGAGGGAATCCTCATGCTTGTCATTTGCGTTTTCTGCCATATACCGGGAAGTATACTAAAACCCTCCGATGCGTTGCAAGAGAGGGTTAATGTTCTACACGAACAGTGGATCGTGATCTTCTTTGCGATGCACGACTTTAAGGTTTTGTTTTGGCTGCTTGGTAAGTCTGACGAACCAAACAAAGATGGTAAAAGTGGCGAGCACTATTACTCCGAGAATGACAATAGTTTTCATAAAAAAGGGTTTAAAGGTGATACTGTCTATCACGTTTCAAATCAACAAGGGCATTCCAATCGCTCATTGGCATAAAAATAATTTCCCACTTATCAACGACAGGACGCAGGAGCATCACTTTGTTATCAGCGGACAAACGGTACGAGCAGCCACAGCCACACATGCAACATACTTTTGATATGGTGCAGATATCGCCTTTTGAGTGGTCATGCTTCACGAAGATGTGGGGTGTATAGCCGATCGTTCCTGGTCTCATAGCCTTTCGGGTGTCGTATGATTTTCGGAAAGAACCGTACACAACAAACTCTGCTCCTCGGTAGGGGCGTTTTGCGTCGAAACATGCCTTGCAAAATCCGACACGACATATAGTGATTGACATGATACATGATTTTACAATTATTTTTTTAAAGAATTTTCTTTAATTGTATATCATTTCTTACTTGTGGAATAGAGGAGATTTGCACTCCTGTCTCCGATGGCTTTCATAGCACGTCTACGTTGCGTATCCTGAGTGAACCTCCAGGCAGCCTTTGCAGGTTTTTCAGACTGCTTCCCTCCTCTCACTTTGACAGTAAAGGTAGGGTGGGTACACCTCCACCAACTGCTGTAACCATACCCGATAGATACTAGCAGTATCTCACTATCGGACAGTCGTTAAACCAGCGCGTGATTAAAATCAGCAACTGTGTAGAACGGCGATACAACTGCATTTTTTGCATTTGTTTGATGCCAGCTTTAAAGACATACTGGCGTGGTCTGCAACGCATACTGTAAAAGTTCAACGGATCGAAACTAAATCTATCCCTTGCTTAGATTATACACCCATACGCTAAAAATCCACTGGTCATCATAACAGTGGATTTCGAGCAAAAATGAGCGAACGATTGCGGAAACAATCGCATACTCATGATACCACAGAGCCACGATGCTGCCAACGTTACAAGGTAATGGAACCTCGAGAGACGCACTCTCCATTGGCAGCATCGTGGCTCCGGTGACTATCTAAATATCACTATCATTGATGGGAACGGTGCACTATTCTTACTATCACCAAACTTTAAACGACCTCTGATAAATCTTATTTCAGCTTTTCCATAAATATAATCATGGAAGTAGCTTGTATCAGTTCGTGCAGGGATCAATAAGACTATTACCCCCCCCCCGACGATACTTAGGCTTGCTTTTTTGACCCATTCTTTCAACCCTCTACCGTATGGCGGATTGCACCATACTCGCATATTGTCCCAAGATTGCATCAACCCATTATCAGCTTCGGTATAGAATTTTTTACACTTCGCATTCTCAGTGGTGGCAGCAACATCTATTTCAAAATTAAATTCTTTATTTAACTTATCGAAGAATGCTTGAGGGGTATACCACTCGTTTGTCTTGCTACTGAAATGTACGTCGTTCATTTATTTTCCTCTTTTTTACTAAACTCATAAAAGTATGTATCTCCATGCGAGAACGTTATTTTGCAGTCCTGATGCCTTACCCGGTGTGCTTTTCGATGGTTCATTATTCCAAGAGAGTGGATATACCTTTTGCAAGTATGACAGTAACACATCTTATTGTGGATTATTTTTATTGGCATTTTTTGTTGTTATTAAATTATTATATTTTTCTAAATAACTCCACTTGATGCCCATTCCTATAATAAATCCTCCTTTCTCTCCACTAAGCACATGCGATTCTATTTCCAACATCACTTCGTTAGGAATGCCATAACTACCATTTTCATATTCCCACATCATCGTTTGAGTATTTAATACTCGACCAAGTTTTCTTTTTTGATTCATCACAGTAATCACATCATTGCATCGGGATTTACTAGGTAGCCGAAGACCTTTTTTACGTTGGTAATAATGTCAGTTTTTGAGAGCCCCCGGATATCGAACCACTGACCGCGGTAGCAAGCGATGACGCGCGTGCTCCTGAGCTTTTGGTGCAGGTTCTCATGGAGAATCTGATCAGCCTGCTCTTTGCTGATCGGGATCATTTTCTTTTGCTTAGTTTCCATGCTTGCACTCCGGGTTGGCACAGCGACCGTTTCCGACATACTTCCGATCCTTGACACTCCACAGGAATATCAAGCCCTCGAAGTTGCACCGGGGACACCGTCTATCGAATAATCTCGACTCTCCCTCATTGAGCTTGCGCGTGAGGGATCTCATAATCACTAAACCTGAGTATTTTTTGTCTTCCATCATAGAATTAAATCATAAACCCTTGTAATCGCTCCTTGCCACCTGGGTACATGAGAATCATGTCCCCTTTACCGGATAGCTTCTCAGCACCAGCCTCACCGAGAATAATCATGCTCTCGGTCACTGAGGACGTTGTGAGCGCGATCTTGGTAGGGAAGTTAGCCTTGATCAATCCAGTGACGATATCAGCTCTAGGGGACTGTGTAGCCACAATCAGGTGGATGCCTGCAGCGCGTCCGAGCTGAGCCAGTCTGACAATCAAATGCTCAGTGTTGGCATCTGATCGATTGAGGATATTCATTGCGTCATGGCGTTCCAAGACATCAATGAGCGCATCCTTATCGAGCAAGCGCAGACCGTCGATGCTGATCTTTATCATACCGTCATCGTTGGCACGCTCACCCTGCTCCGCTTTTACGAACAGCTGACCATGCTTGCCTGCACGAGTCTCAAGCTCTTTCATGAGCCATCGCTTGCTTTTGGCAGGATAGGCAATGCCTTTCTTCTTTTCTTCAAGACGACCTTTCAGCATGAAGTCTGCCATCTCATCGATGACTACCACTTTGAAAGGCATGATGTGGTGGATAGCTCCTGGCTGTCCGAAATAATCACGCAGCACTTGCTGGTTGTATTCTTCGATATCACGACACTTTGTTTTTTCGAGCATTTTATATCGCTCGTCCATTTCATCTACCAAGTCCAATAGGTTTTTGATAGCGTCCTCATGCTCAAAGACAATCTTCTTGCCATGCAGGTGCTTCACCTTTGCAAAGGCAGTGAGCTCGACGCGCTTAGGATCAATCAGTGTGAGATCCAATTCGTCCGGCTTCATTTGCTTGGTGAGCGCAGTGAGGATTGAATGGATCAGCACGCTCTTGCCTGAGCCAGTTGCACCGGCAATCAGCAGGTGAGGCATCTTGTTGAGCAATAGGTTCATGGCATTACCATGCACGTCTACGCCTACAGGGATATTCATCGTGCCATCAATGAAGTATTTCTTTGATAGCTTGATTGATTCGCGCACCTCGTTTGCAACTTCGATGCCGAGTAATGATGTGCCAGGAATCGGTGCGAGTATTCTGATTTCGCCTTTCGCTTCGATTGCTCGCGCAATGTCAGGCTTGAATTTTGCAAAGCGTGTCATCGGCACTCCGGCACTCACTTTGAAACGGTACTGCGTGACGCTTGCGCCCACTTTCGTTTCCTCGACTTTCACAGGAATGCCAAAGTTTTGGAGCATGATCTTGATCTTCTCCTCAGCCGGTAAGTACTGGTTCTCCACTCGGTCAGCGGAGCTTGCGAGGAATTTCTTAGAAGTGAATGCCACGTCTTTGACCTTGTGCATCACTTCGACATCGCTCATGTCGGCACTGATAAGACCCTGGGCATAAATGAGCCCGGCTTGCTGACCGTCGAATGGATCAGATAGGTTCGGCAAATAGATTGCGTTAGGGTTAGAAATAAATGCAACGACATCCTTGAAAAGATTGTAGAAAAATATCTTATAGGGAATATGGTTTAGATCGACGACATAGTCTCTGATTTGAGCACCACCGTCCTTATTCGCAGTGATCTTTACCTCTCGAAAGATACAACGCTTGGCGTGGATGCCACGAGCTCCGATCAAGACATGGTTGATGAATTGTGCCTGGATAAATTTCACCCAGTCTTCGTTCGGCTCACCCTCATCATCTTCATAAGCAGTAAAACTTTTGACAAATTTCACATCGAATACATCATGACTTTCATCAGGGTGTTTATCAACTATGTCCGGTATTGCCACGCAAGGAAGTGGTAAAACGTCACCATCGTCAGTCTTGATTTCTGATTCAAGTTTTTCTTCCGCAATGACCACGTTGTCGTACACCGGCTCCTCTTGGAAATAAAATTGCATTGCCTGGTTGAATCCTTTCAGCATAGATTCGCGTGAGCCAGTCTTGCCGAACTTGATTTTGCTATCAGGCGTGTTTTCGAGGTAGTCCATACCGAGCTCAATCGCAGCGGTGCGCGCTTCGACTGGGTCAGCAGGACAGGGGAGATCCTTATTCCCTCCGTAATAAAATTTAAGTGCTTCGTGACCGGCACGTCCTATCATGCCACTGATACCGGTCTTAGTATCGTAAATGCCGAGGATCTTTTTTAATTTAAAGATGATCGGGTTTCGCAGTAACTGCGTGAGGTCAGAGTAGCTCAATCGGGTGATCGGCATACTCACATTTTTTTGTGAATCCATTTTTTGTAATAATAATTTGAATAATGAGCCTTTAGGTGCCTATGCTTTGTTTGCAAACGGGACTTATAGGTCTACGAACTAGTATCGACTATTTTCAAGAGGTTTGCTCAGTGGATAATCCTGCACGGTTTCCCTCTACATTTCGTCCCACATAAGCACCTAGCGACTCACTATTCGATTGATAATTGAGATTAAATAACCTCACTTTTAATTTTACTCCGTTGTCATTCGTTGTCAATAAATAACTGTGGATATCTAGTGCGGAAAAAGTACAGGGTGCCACTTATCAATGAAACGAACGAATTTGCAATTTGTTTTCTTATCTTTGTAATACTGAGTACTACTTCTAATATCAGTACCCCACCCTCCCCATGAGTAGCCAGTTTCTATACGAGACAATTCCTTTCTCTCACTGATCACGAACATTTTTAGACGCTCATACATATAGCTTGGCTCAATGCCAATACGAACCTCGCCATGTCTTAAACCTGCATCAACATAGCCATCATCCATTTTGGTATCCTTGAAGAAAGTGAGGTAACAATCCTTTGAACATGAATTTATTTTTAGCTTCATTTTTCCAGCAACACTAATACTCTCATCGGTATCAATCAAAGATTTCCCACCTCCTCCTAATCCGGTATGTGAAGCTCCTGCGATTCTTCGTTTCATAACTATGCACTCGGTACTGTTATAGTCTTAAAATAAGCGACCGCTTCGAGATAGAGATTATATGTTTGAGCATCCCATGATCCACAGTGAACACACTCCACTTCCTGATCGCGTCGAATATCATGATACTCGTGTCGTTTCTGTATGATTGCAACAGGTGGATGAAAAGGTGGCAGCCTATCTACCCAGGTCTTTATGGCATCCATTTTACCGAAAGCAAGTATTATTTTTTTAGGCAATGTTTCCATGCTATTTGCAGGGTACTCCAATAATCAGACTATTGACCTTTACGTTAGTACTCGCCCATTGCATAGCTGTATTCAGATCATCGAATACTTGTGACTCTACCTGCTTTGTGTCCTCTGTGACCACCTGAGCGCATTTATAGCCATCGATCGTGTTACCGCTGCCAACATCATTTACAGTGGTAGTGGCATTATTTCTACTGGTGTGAAGAAGCAGGGAGACGATCACTATCACAGCAATGCCGACTATCAATATCGAAATACTTTTTGTTTTTGTGTTCATACTAAACTCGCTTGTCGCAACCCTTGCAATATCTTCGACCAGTCCAGCCATGAGAGGTGAACCCCTTAAAGCAACACTTACTTCTTAATCCTAACCATGTGATGAATTTTTTCATATTTTTAATTTGATTGTTTTAGTAGCCCAATTTTGACATCCATTGGGATTGTTAAAAGCTGCACTGTATGAGTAACTATTTCCCTGACATTGGTAAGCCATAGAAAAGCCCAGCCTGAATCCTGAATCGTGCCCCTCTTGGTATATTTGCTTATCATGCTTCGCGTTCGGAGAATAGTTGACCCAGTAATTTGTTATAGCGTCCAAGCTGTTATAAGCGTCGATATCTTGCTTTGTTTGATACTTTTGACCGTCTGCATATCCTAGATTATAAATGCTCTGATCCATCAAATAGAAGCCAAGACCGACTACTATTATTGCTAGAATTGTATAGAGATATTTCATATTACCTTGGTCGTTTAACTTCTGCTATTAACTCATGCAGTAAGTATATTATTTCTAATAATGCACCGAGCTTGAGCTGATCTCGCTCGGGATGTTTCTTTTTTTCTTTGGTCATATCCTGACCCCAGGTTTCGTAAGTGTTCTTTACTAAGTCCCGGTAATTTACATGCTCCATTTCAGGTTTTGGCAGTGGTGTTTCAACATGAGACGGAGACCAAAAATGCCCCAATCTTGTGGTATGAATGTTTAAACCTTTTTGAGTGTTAAACGATCTTAGACATTGTTTGCAAGTGAACTTAGCCATATCATTTTTTACCTATAGTTATTGTTTCGGGATAAAGCAATGCCCAAAAAGGCAGTAATATCACGAAAGGAATAATGAATGCCAAGATTACCATTATGAAAGGCACGAGTACTAAGCACACAATGAATTTAAATAGTCTTTCAGCCATGTTATTTGTCTCCATCAACTATACCCTCCATCATGCTTTCATCTTCATAGGCTGGAGTTTCTTCGTCAGGCACGATTTGAACATCGTCCTTGATTTCATTTTCGACCTCTTTCGGTGCTGCATCAGCTGGAGCGTGTCCTGATTTGCCTGTAGCGATTCCTGCGATGTCTAGCGGGCTTTTTTCCATTCCCTCGCCCTCATAGTCGGCTTCGATAGCTTTAATGAGCTCAGCGGTCTTAGGGAGCATTTTAGCGTGCTGTATGAGGCAGGTCTTGCGCCACATCCACTTCTCGGGATCCTTTGCACCGTTCCATGGGCTATCAAAAGCGTCTTTAGCCTTTGACATTGCTTTAATAGCCATCACCTGAGCTTCATCCATCACATTGAACGTGCGTGCCCCTCCCTTGAGCTGAGCGACCGTATAGACACCGATAGCCTTACCTTTCGGCTTGCCGAACACCGGCTTGTGAATCAGTGTTGGATTCAATCCCTCAGTGTGCTCAAAGAAGTCATTCTCGTAGATGATATTTGAGTCCACTGCCAATATGCGAGGAGATCGATAGAGCAATTCCTTGATACCTTGGTAGCCGAGCTGAAAGTTGGCAGTCATCACTCCCTTGATGTTGTAGGGAATGATATAGGCTTCGCCTGAGACAGACGATGGCATGAACTTGAATTGCGCGATCTGCACGAATGCCATCAGCAATGAAGTGATATCGCAGGTCAAGAGTTTCGGGTTGCGACGAATATACTCGATCGCGCTCGATTTAAAACGCTTCGCTTCTTCGCTGTTGCCACTGTAGAAATTAGTGATCTCTTTCAGAAACTTTTCGCCCATCTTATTTGAGATGGACTCGAGCTTTGTCGGTGGCTTGGTGTTTGGTGTTGTAGCAACGTGTGTGGTTTCCATGATGATGACTCCGAAAATAAGTTACTGAAAAGGCTAGTCCGCCTCTTTCATTTTGCTGATAACAATGCGTGGCGGACGCTGATTGACCACAAGCAATCCTTTTGCCAATGCTTCTTCACGAGACATATTTAGTCCTCCAAGAACCTTTTGCTCGTCCCATACCTCTTGAGTCTGAGGCATTGCGACTACGCGGAAACCGGCAGCCAGCACTGGTTCCTTTGCGATGCTTTCCGCTTCGAGTGCAGCCTCGTCTTCGAGATTGCTTCGGGCATCAAGTTCTGCCATGACGAGCCTTTTGTGATCATCGAATACCGCTTTGTTGGCTTCGATATGATCTTCGATTGCGCCCACTGCGCGTGCGTATAATTGTAGTGCTGATAGAGTGCTCATAATAATTTAAAGGGTTACTTTTCCGTTTTCGACGGATTTGATGAACTTAATAATGTTTTCGCCTTTGATCTGATACTTGCGATTGGTTCCCTCTCCGGTGATCACCGCTTTGAGGATGTTGCGATTCTGATAGTCTTTCTTGACCACCTTGCGAACATACTCAAATGAGCTATACCAGGGAAACAATCTGTACTGAACGATATCCTTTAACGAATACCACTGGCTTGGTTTTAATGTGCTTTCTACTTTTGCTTCCATAGGTTAATTATACTTTATTTACTGGTAACGAACAACAAGGCTAAGTGGATAACTGCGCGCAGTAATCACAGATGTCGCGGTGGTCTTTAATGACCCGGCACCGTTTCTTTTTTTTGCATTTTCCGCATATCGATATAACGGGCTGAGATTTGTTTATGTGCTTTGGGTGTCGCTTCCCCATCTACCCATTTTACTACGAAATAGGTAAAGGGTTTAGGGCACTCGCACTTCGGTCGCAGGTACCGTCTTGGTATCAATGGATTCCTGCGCTGTTTGAGATGCCAGTATGAAGCAGGCTTACCGCTTTCAGTTTTCATAGGATCTCCCTGCTTTGGCTGAGTGCCATCAGGCAACATGAAATCTGACGAGATTATTTTTTGATCAGGTACAGCTTCGACATCAGTATAGGCAACTACCTCACCGGATTTATTGTCGTACACTTCATACTTAAATTCACCGAGTGTTTTCTGCAAATCCTCATACTTAAAGTACGCTTCGCATCGGCAGACCTGATCGTCTTCGCACCATGGAGAGTGATAGCAATATCCGTTCATTTTGCTAACCCATCAAATAAAGACATCACTCCTCCAATTTTAATTAAGCGATAAGACTTAAATCCGAACTCATCACGAAATGAGCTGTGATCTATTTTATAGCCCTCATACTGCTTTACCCACTCAGGGTTATTTTCAAGATTATAGATAGCTCTACCGGCTTGCGTGAGCATCATTTCGCGGATGAAGTATTGTTTGTTGACCCACTTACCGTCTGCCTCTATTAAGACTTTCAGCACTCGGGCTTCTTGTGTAAGATTTGGAACGTTGGTGCTGGTCATTTTAGTAACTCTGACAGAGGAACATCAGGATTAAGCGGATTAAAATACGGTGACGATCGAGTGATTTTTACATTGGTCATGTTCCCTGCTGCCAATTCACGAAACGTCTGTGCAATCCTAAGGTACATTTGATCATCGTAGTTTAGATCTTCGATTGCACCATGGTCTTTTTTAAGCCTTTCGATTATCTCGTGGTTTTTTGCTCGCACTATATCAAATACCTCATTGATAGTTTTACCCTCGAGCCCTGCAGGTATCTTTTCATCGATATGGAATAGGATTTTAAATTGGTCTTTCATGATGATAACTTATTTAATTTATTTTTATTACTTTTATTAAAGCAGTGAATACACATGCCTGTTTTGCTATATCTAGTAATTGAAACGTTGCAGACCTTGCAATTTTTTGAGTGCAACCAGTTTCTAGTCTTTTCTCTGAGCTTCTCCCTGTTATTTTTCACCCATTCAGCATGTGTCTCTTTTCTGTGAGCAACAAAAGCAGGATCTGTTGCTCTATTTTTATACCACTGACGATGATACTCATTTGATTCCGGTGTTCTCTGTCGCTCGTTTTTTATCTCCGGCATACAGTCAAAACAGTATTTGCGCCACTTCACTACCATGATTTCCTTACCGCACCGCTTGCAGTTTTTCAAAGCCTTTTTCCTGGTCTCATGTAAATGAGATAGTTTTTCAATCGTTTGCTGACTGCGTTCGTATGTATGAGTGTGCCCTTTTACGAATCTAGCACTGATATTTTTTGCGAGATTTTTAAGCATCTGATCACGATTATTTTGAGCGTTTTCTTTCTGCTTCTCTTTGACAGAATCAGCAGTAAGGCTCTTTTGTATATCAAGACCAAATTGCTTTTTATAATCACGACTGAGGACATGGTGGCTCTGCCAGCAGTGACTCATGACATGCAGGAAGTACTTGCCACACAATAGGCATTTCACTTTTCTTTTGTTGAAATTGCCTTTGTCCATAATTACTCTTTAAACGATTCCACAATACCAATAACACTTCCTGAGAAAAATACCACCAAGATAAACCACTTGTCAGGAAAAACATTAAAGAATGCGTACTGCACTGCAATAAGAAATAGAGCTACTGATCCAATCAATCTCATTGGGTGGAATTTAAATTTTCCTTTTATTTTCATGATGCTATTGCTTCAAATTCCTTTAATCCGACCTTTATTGATTTAAGATATTTCTCGAGGGGCTTGATGATGTTTTTTGCGCGTTGCACGTCCTCCTTACGGAGTCGCTTCTCGCCTTTCAGTAGCAGTGTGTTGATCCCGGCTTCCGCTCCCTCGAGCGCGGTCTTGCCCATTTCTAGGCTTCCGAAGATCCCACTTTTTGTGTCAGGTATCCACATACTATTTTCGCTTGGTTACTTTCTTAACCGCGACCTTTTTTGTTTGCTTCACCGGTTCTGCAAGACGCATGATGACCGTCTTTGATTTTGCAGGCAGTTTTGCTCTCGGATTGAGATAGCAGGTGAGCAGATCCTTAAGCACTTCGGTTTCCATTTTCAGGAAATCGACGCGCTTGTAAGTGTTGTCCGGCACATAGAGTGCGAGTGCGTTGATGACTTTTACTCGGCTCATGCCGGGAATGTCATTGATGTGAAGTGTTTCCATAAAATTAAAATAAATTGAATTTAATAATAATCTTTTGTGCTTTAGCATGGTTATCACCACAAACACTTACCACGAATGCTTTCAGTCCTTTTTTTAAGTTTTTATACTGCTGCTCATTGTAAGTAAAATCACCAGTATAGTAGAATTGCCCGAGGTCAATAAAGAAATCCCTGAAATCTTCGTAACCGAGTGCTTTGATAAATGCTTTGTTTATTTCCATACTATTTGTACAAGTACGCTACGAACCCGAATAATGCGACCATCATGACAGCGAACTTTGCTGTCTCGTTCAAGTAAATTTTAAATGTTGATTTCATATTTTTGTAATAATTATTGGTAACAGTATTAGTATATGCTCGTTGCTATTCGTTGTCAATCGTTACCAGTCTAAACTGTGGATAACCCGGCAACGTAAAAATCCCCTGCAAAGGTAGGGGATTTTTAAGGCTCATACGAGCAGGACTTCTATTATACAGCAGCGTTAGGATCCTGTGCAACTGTTGTTGACGGTTGCTGGATTGCCACTGGCGGTATTGGCTGCACGTCGAGGTTCAGCTTCTCCACCACGAAGATGAAGTAGACTTGGCTCACGCTGAATATCTCAGCGAACGTCGAGCTCAATAATTGCAGGTTACGAAGATCTACCCATGCGAAGCCGGGAGCAAGGATCTCCTTGCCGATGGCTCCTACAAGTGACACACCGAACACGATAAGAAACGCAGCATCACCCTTGAGGACTGTGTTCTGCAGTTTCTTATTGAGTGCTGTGATGATCTCAGCAAGCGTTGATGAAATGACACCGAGTAAGATAGTAACCATAAAATTATTTGTTTAACCCTAGAGCCTGCGCGACTGGAGCAGGCGGTTGTGCAGCGGTAGCTGCCTTTTGATTCTGTGCGATTTGTGAGTTCAAGAACGTGGTAATCTGAGCTACTGTATTGTGATCACTGATAACAGTGTCAACAAGGAAGTAGATGCCGAGCAATACTACGCCACCGATTAGGATAGCTGCTAGCGTTGCCTGGAACTTTGTTTTATCGATATTCATAAATATAATTTAATTGATTTGTAAAAAGACAGCGCGCTCTGCCTCTCGGCGATTGAGAAGTCCTGGCACGACATTGTCGAACCGGTCTTTGTCCCATAGTAAGAACGCATCAGCTGCTGCAGGAAAATCCTGTGCATTGATCTCTCTCACAACCGTAGAAGCTGCGAATCCGCCGACACCAACATTGTAGCATAGCGATACGCACGCATCGAACTCATGCTGGTTGATAAGCGTCTTGATGGAATTTGAGACTCCGGCAGCGTACATCTTGATCTGCTGACCAAGTAATGCCTCGGCTTCCTCGAGCGTGATCGGAGGCGTGGCGTGCGTCACCGGCTGACCGTTGATATACGTCGCACCGTATCCGATTGTCCAAACATTGTTTGTATCGAGATAGGGAATGCCTACAAATTTCTCAAAGCCTCTGATGAGGTCGATTGTTGATTGCTGTACTGTCGGATTGTTTTGCATGGTTAATTTTTTTTTAATCCACTAAGAGTATTCTGAGATTGTATACCCCACACGCCATCCACCGCAAGACCGTTCGCTTTTTGGAATGCTTCAACAGCGGTAAAGGTTATCTCACCGAAGTATTGCGTCGGTGTCTGTGTAGCAGGGAAGTAACCAAGTACCTGCAATTCAACTTGGAGTGCTTCAACATTCGCGCCGGTTGATCCGATCTTCATCACAGTGAAAACTGGAAATGCTGGCTGTGCGACAAACTGAAACATTTCGATCAGTTCGTAATTGCTTGCGAGCTTCTGCTCGAATGGCTTGTAAGTATCGAAGTCGAGCAATGAATTTGTTGTCGGATCCATTCCGTAGATCATGGTCGCGTGCTGAGGAGATCCTGAGCACATGCCGACGACACTTCCTGAATCCCAGCCGGGACATACCGGAGTGCAGACCTGTATAGGAGCATTCTGCAATGCAGCTGGCACCTGAGAAGCCTCAGTCAGTTCCTGGTATTGCACAGTGATGTACTGGTAGATCAGCTTTGCCTTTACCTGCATCTGAGGTGTGACACCTGAGTAGTACTGCGCGAACGTGCTGCCTGCCACGAAAGGCAGATCGTTTTCGGGAAGCAAGCCATCAGTGGCGAATCCCTGAGCAACCATGGCAGCATAGTTGCCATCAATACTCGTACCGTTCATCTTTGCAGAATATCGGGCAGAGCATTTGAATTTTCCATTTACCATGTAGCCTGCGCTATGGAAATAGTCCAGCGTTGCCTGTGGATAGCGACCAGCAGCGATATCGGCATTTACCTGGGTTTCTATGCAGTGCAGACCTGAAAAGGTCAGGCAAGCCATAGTATCCATCAATGCGTCGCTCTGAGGGTCAGAATCGGGCAGAAATGGTGCCCAGTTAGCGATTTTGCGCTGTGGCACGACGATTGGACTAATGCCACCGAAAAGCCACTGAGAAGCGAGTCTAGGGGCTACGAGTACTCCGCGATTTGTGTTTTGTGTTTCCATAAAAAATACTTTTAGTTATTAGATTAGTTAGTAAGTATAGTTAGGGTGTCTGTGTGATACCACCCCAGTGTCAGGCTGACACTACCCCCTGTTCAATCTGACACCAGTGTCAATTTGATACTGGTAGATTTATTTAAGATATGTATCATAATTTTAACCAATAGTGACACCACCATGTCCTACATGGGTGATCAGAGCGAGTAATGCTATCACTACTGTTGCGATCAATATCCAGTTTATACGAACAAGTACATTTTTGATAGGGGTAAAGTCTTTAGTGTCAAGTTTGTCGGCAATTATTTTATCAGTAGAAGTTTTATACTCAATAAACTCAGTCTTGTCAAGTTTAGAGTCAACTTTTCTATCGTTGTCATTTTTATACTCGATAAAATCTGATCGCTCTACTTTATTCTTTTCAACATTTGAAAGACGATCTTTAGTATCGTCACGCAAAAGTTTCATCTCACCAGTAAGGTTGCTGAGATTTGTTTTGATCTCGATTAAAAGATCATGATCATTTGTATTTGATGGTGGTTGTGTTTCCATAATTTTAACCCTCGGCTTCCCATAAAATACTACCGCTTGGAGAGCCAGTCCATGTGATAGTGATGTTTGTTGCATCAACTGTTACTACACCAGTAGCACCAGCGAGGTTTATTGTATATGAGGTTGATGTTCCTTGGTTATAACTTGGTAGACCTGTAGAGACGTTTGTGTCCCATTCCTCCCATACATTTGTCTGGTGAGTGCCATCATACGCACCGATTGATAGGTACATATGCAGACCTGATGAATTGACCCAGTATGAGCCAGTCAATTTTACTTTCTTTGGAATCTTGCCTAAGCCATGAGCAATAGTTTGTGTTCCGCTACTAGCAGTAGAAAGACCGTTGCTGTAAGCAATAGGCACAGGCGTTACTAGTTGCATATAAGTGCCATCGTATATTACCTCTATCATTTCACCGGCAGTAATGTCTCCTGCCACTACATCAACAACTGCAGTTCCTTTTTTAATTGCGACAGTACCGAGAGACGACACATTAAGTGTCGATGCTCCTGTATTAGTGTGTGCAGCCTTGAAAACGAAGTGCTGCCCTGCTGCATAGGCGGTGACTGCTGGAGTCGGTGCAATAGCATACGCATTTGCGCTACCGGTATCAGTACCGTAATAGTTAATGTTATTTACCAAATCCGCTGCTAGTATTGGTTGTCCTGCTACGATTGCCATAATTTTTAACTCAAGTTAATTTGCACCTGAACTGTTATATCCGTACCGGCTGCTTTTGTATATGTCGATGCAAAGAGAGAATGATTAAATAATTGTCCGCTGCCGAGAGTATTTGATCCATCGACGAAGCACCCGAACTCTGCGTACACACTATTGGTCAACACACTATCGGGATAAAAGAATTGCATCTGCGCGGTGTTGTTTCCCACATTCGCTGACACTCCTGCAGTCAAAGAAGCGCGCGCTACCGGAGTGGTAAGTGCAGTATCAGTCAAAGCAGGGGTGGTTGTACCGGTGCCGATTTCACCCCATGCGATATTGAGCGAATAAGTATTGATACCGAGCAATCGCTGAATGACCAAATCACGCCCCACGTTTGGAGCGGTCATTATCAGGTTCGGTGTTTCAAGTCTTCCTATTGTTGTTATATCAAGAGTATCTTGAATGTACTGATATAGGCTACTGATTACACTGAGGTGTTTTTTATCACGGTATGCTTCATTTTCGAGTGATAATTTCTTTAATTTGTTATAGGACTCAAGGAAAGGTTTCAAAAAATCTACGGTTCCGGCTTTATGCTCGCGGAGCAATATCATTCCTTTCATGCCCATAGGATCTCGTGTTTCAAGCAGAGTTTTCATACGCATAATTATACTAGTTTAATCCCATGTAGACAAATTCCAGTGACCGATTTGCGACCCACTCGTGTAAGTATAATTTCTTGTTGGCAGGCTGGTCGGAGCAGAAAGCGTATCAGCAGCGGTAAATGATTCAAGAATAGAAAGCAATACCTCAAGCGTGGTGTTATCAGCAGTCGTATTGTTTGCATTTTCCTGCTGCAGAATGCCGGTCATGATATCGACGAATGTTACCTGATCAGATCCCACACACTCGACCTGATATCGTAATTTTCCAGGAGTATATCCGACCCCCTCGATACGCTTCACTACGAGCGGATAGTTTGATACGCCATATTTGACACTGTTAAAAAGTATGTTCTGACCAATGCGAAGCCCGGGAGTAGTAGTGTAAAACTTTACGTCGTACACTGCATGACCGTAGAGCAGGATTTCAGCCAAAGCACGCTGCTGCGCTTCCTGTGTTGATTTGATTTGCGCGTCGAAAATAGCGTCTTGAAATTCGCCATAGAGTGCAATAGCATTTTGATCGAGTGCATGACCGATGATAGGAATCTCGGCTGTACCATATACCTTTACTACAGCACCACTGCCAGGAGGAGTATTGAATGTTATAACCTTGTTGCCTGAGTCATAGAGCACCTGGTAGGCACTCGGATTAGTCACTTGGTTGGCGATACCGATACTCTGCACCACACCGTTGAGCAATACCGTCATGGTTTGCGAGGTATAGGCATATTGCAGACTGAACACAACCTGCGTGCCATTACCAAGATACACATCGACCGCATTTGATGGGCTGATGATCTTATCCTGAATGCCACCGATCACAAAGACCGAGTTTTTCATGTTCTGCAGATTGACATCGACATCGAGACTGTTCCACTCTAGCCCACCGGTCGTATCATCGATAGGGAACGGTGCAGTATTGTTTTCAGCAAGAAAGAAGTGCAGTTTTTTGTCAGCATCGACATACCACTGCCAACCGATCTGATTTGCCAATGCTTCGATACATTTTGACGGTTGTTCGTAATTGAATTTGATACTTGGAATGTTATAGCCAGCAGTCTGCACATACGTCACCGCATCGAAACCTGCAGGACAATAGCTTGAAACAATGCTCTGTACGATCACTGATGGATCTACACCACCGTATGATTGCACAACCAGCTTGCCATCCATTTGATATGACCAGTCAGTAGCTGTGACCTGTGCAATGAGGAATGATTGAGAGCTTGATATCGTCTCCACTTCGGTGATGGTTCCCCCAAAAAGGTGCGCTACCACAGCTCCGGGGTTGGTCGTTTCGTACACATCGATTTGATCACCGACAGCAGGGGTGTATTTCGTACCCCCTCCCACCTTTGTGGCACCGGGATTATTAACATTGAACTTGATAGTGCTGACCTCTTTCGTGAGCACCAAAGTCATATCGATGGAAGTCCAGTCGATTGATGAGCTGACATCTACTCCGCCAGCTTTTATTTGAATTGATACAGTGGTTGGTAGAGACATAGACTATTTAATCGCTGTGAGACGAAGCTGACGACCGATTTCTTTCGCAAGCTGGTTGCCGAGCTTGATAGCCTGCTGTGAGGTCGTGAGCACGTCCCCAGTGACATTTACATAGATATTCTGACCAGTAGCACCTCCTCCGGTCGCGCCTGAAAGAAGTCCTGCAGGATTCTGCGTGGCAATGAGGAAGTCGTTCGGGTTGGTAGTGATCACATTTCCACCGGGGGAAATAATCGCGTCATCAACAGCGGTAATGTGGGGGATCAAAGGAATGGTGCCAACAAGGTTTTTCACGCCCGGGATCTTCTGCATGACAGATATCAATGTGTTGATTCCGGTGATCACCGTATCGATCGCATCGATGATGGTATTCATGACATCGACGACTGAGTTTTCAATGCCGACCCAAATGCCATGTAACACACTTTCTACTGTTGTAAAGGCTGTAACGATTGCGGTACCGACAGTGGTAGCTGCATTTTTGACGATATCCCAGCCAGCGGTAAAGGTGGTAGTAATCCATTTTATAAAATCATCGAACCATGTTTTGACGGTATTCCAGTTGGCGATGATGAATATCGCTGCTGCGACGATTGCGACACCTATCAGGATAAATGTCAACGCTGCTGCAGTTGCTGCTGAGGCTGACACGATTGCAATGAGTGCGAAGAATGTGAGCAATGTGCCACCTGCGACTGCTGCTGCACCTATCGCACCTGCAAGAATCAGTATCTCCTGCGCGAGCTTAGGATTCTTCTCAACCCACGAGTCGATACCAGTGATGATGTCTGAAAGGGTTTTTACGAGATTGGTCAAGACACCTCCTTGCGTATTACCAAGAGTCGTCATTAAATCATTCCATTGCGCGCTGAGGATGCTCAGGGAACCTCCCATAGTCTTAGCTTGCGCTGCTGCTGCACCAGTCACTTGATCCATGACGGTTTTCAATATCTGATTGCCCGACAGACCCTGCTTGACACTGATACCGTATTGGTAGAGTGCAAAGCCACTTCCGGCAAATGCCTTATTGAGTGCATCGGTTGCAGTCTCAAGCGTACCGCCATGAAGTGCTACGAGATCCATAGCAACCTGATTTTCCTGCAGGGCTTCCGTTGATCCACCAAGCGCGGTATTACCCATAGCGAGAGCTTGCAGGGTATCAGAATAGCTAAAGCCTAGTTTCTCATTCGCCTTTGCTGCAGCATCAAATTGTGCGGTAACAGTCGCTGCATTTTCACTGGCTGAGCTTTGTAGATTATTAAATTTATCCAGTGTGCCATAAAGAGTATTTAAAGTATCGGTGGCAGTCTTCATCTTTGCAGATTGGACTTCCTCCGCTGCGCCAAGTTGCACAGTGGTCTTGTTCATGCCACTGATAGGCACTGAGAGCTGGTCGAGTGCAGCCTTTTGCGCGTTGATCTGATCGATAACGAACTGCTTCTGCTGGGCAATATCACTGTCGGAATTGGAAAGAGCCTTACCCTGCGTGATGTTATTTTGAACGGTCTGAGCAAGCGAAGCCTGAGCACTGTCAGCTGATGAGGCTGCAGTGATGGTACTGCTGTAAAAACCGGTAAGGGAAGATCCTATCTGTTTCAAGACCTGTCCCATAATAAGCAAAGAAGCCCCTGTTAATACAGAGGTTGATTGAGCAGTGGCAGTAAGTTCGGTAAGACCAGCTTCGATATCGGTCGTGTCGCCAGTCATCAAGGCTGCTACGGTGCTCCAGTTCTCAGCAAGACCGTTTGCATCGTCCTCCATCTGAGAGACTGATGCAGCGACCGTTTCTGCAGCACTGTTGAACGATACGCCAGTACCTAGTACTGCTTCGCTAATCAGGTCACTTTCAGTGGACATGAGCTCGCTCAAAGCAGTCATAGAATCACCGAACGTATTCGTGCCTTGGCTCATTTCATCAAAGGCTTCGTTCACTGCCTGTGCTGCAGGAGCAATAGCCTCACTGAGTGAGTCTACGGTTTCGGCTAGTCCCTCAATAACACTAGAAGCATCGTCAACCGCGGTAATTGTTATATTTAAGCTGTTGTCGTCTTCCATGATATGTTAATAGGTTATTTATTTAGTATATCCGATATGCTTCCCTAAAGCCTTACCGAATTTTGCACCTCGAAGCATTGTGCGCCCGATCCAAATACATGGCAGGATCAGCACAACAAAGACGATGAGCAATATCAAAAATGTTTTCATAATCTAACTTTGATTTCTTTTATTGATCGCTTTATTCTCTGACGAAATCATCAGGAGAATGATGAGAGGAAACCACTTTGGCTGATCCCGGTATTCCTGCCACGTCCAGCCCATTTTGGCGCAGACGATTGCAGCAAGCATTTCAGGAGTCAGTTCACTTGATGAGCCAATCTCGAAATAGGTATCCCATCCGTACTCTATTTCGTCTTTCCTAAATTTATTTTAAGCTCCTCAAGGATATGCTTTTTAAGAGCCTCATACTCGTCATTTGGAAGATCGAGTGCAATCTCCATAGGGTTTTCCACAACATCGTCTATCGATACGATAGCGTTAGTAAGGATTGCCTTATGGTATGCCATGCCAGCTGATAGGGGGAGCTTTGGCTTTTCGCCATCTTCTCCGACTTCCGCTGTGCGATCTCCGACGAGCGCGAGGTTTACTGCCTCCATTTCTCGTCCGGTAAGGTAGCTTTTAAATGATACCTTTTTTCCGCTAGTAGTGACGTATTCTTTTAGTTCTCTATTTGACATAATTTTATAAAGTGGTTTAGTTTAATAATACTACCGTTGTCATTCGTTGTCAATGATTAGTAGACAGCTGAGACAAGGTTTCGAAGCGTGATATCAAGCATCTCAGTATCAGGTACTGAATAGAATGCCTGGAATTTGATCGTCTGAGAGACGATTCCCTTAGCGTCAACCTTGCGTGCGACTGACTCCAGTTTCACTTTTGCAAGGCGGATAGTAAGCGTAGGGTGTGAAGATGATCCAACGGTGACATTGGTATTCACGAAAGTAAGAGACATTGC